CGTCCGCTGTCCCGCTCGGGACTCATCCTGCCGTCGTCGCTGACGCTGAACCGGTGGCTGCCGCGCGGGGACATCCCCGAGCAGCAGCGCATCGACAACCCGCTCAAGCGAGTGCCGATGGTGGAACTTCGGAACCGGCCGCGCCTGGTCGACGATCCGGCGCCGGAGCACCGGCAGGTCATCCCGATCCAGGGCGCCCTGAACAAGCTGATCGCGGACATGCTCACCGCTTCGGAGGCGGGCGCGTTCCCGGCCCGGTGGGGAACCGGCATCGACCTGCCGAAGGACCCGATCACCGGGCAGGAGATCGACGATCCGGAGCTGTGGCGCCTGGCGGTCAACAAGATGCTGCGCGCCTCCAACCCGCAGGCCAGGTTCGGCAACTTCGAGGCCGCGGACCTGTCGAACTTCGTCGCCGGGATCACCCTGCTGACCGAGCACATCAGCGCCCTGTCCCGGACTCCGCCCACGTACTTCATGGGCAAGGTCCAGAACGTCAGTGCGGACGCCCTGACTGCTGCTGAGGCCGGACTGGCCTCCAAGTGCCGCGACAAGACGATGTTCTACGGCGAGGACTGGGAGGAGGTCATGCGCCTCGCGTTCCTGGTCAAGGGCGACGACAAGCGCGGCAACAACCCGCTCGCCGAGACGATCTGGCGCGACGTCGAGTACCGCACCGAGGCCCAGCACATCGACGCGGTGCTGAAGAAGAAGGCGCTGGGGGTGCCGTGGCGGCAGCTGATGGAGGACGCCGGCTACACGCCCACGCAGATCGACCGCATGGAGCGGATGCTGGAGCAGGACGCCGACCGGGCCGCCCGGGCCCTGGCGTTCAAGACGCCCGACGGCGACGACGGCGACGACGGCCTGGACGACGAGCAGCTGCCGGACGGGGACCGGGACGGTGAAGAGGTCGCCGCGTGATCGCCTCCGAGGTGCGCGAGATCGCCCTGGCCCACTACGCCCGCCAGCAGGCCATCGCGCACCGCGCGGCGGCCCGCGTCCGGCAGGTGTGGCGCAGGATCGACCGCCGGGACATCTCCGGCTCGTGGCAGGAGCTCGCGCCGCAGCTGATGGAGGCGGTCAGCGACGCGCAGACCGCGGCGGCCGCGCTCGCCGACCCGTACCTGGACGCCGTCCTGGCGGCCGAGGACGCGGACCCGGCGGCCGCCGGACACGTCGTGCCGGGCGCGCTCGCCGGGATCGCCTCCGACGGCCGGCCGCTGATCTCGCTGCTGTACCAGCCGGTCATCGACTGGAAGGTGCGCCTGGCGGCCGGACAGTCGATGGAGGACGCCTTCCGCGGGTCGATGGCGTCCGCGCTGCGTATCACCCGCACGCAGGTCGCCGACGCGGGCCGCGGGGCGACCGGCGCGGCCATGGCCGGACGGCGCACGATCCAGGGCTATGTCCGGGTGGTGCAGCCGCCCGCGTGCGGCAGGTGCATCATCCTGGCGGGCAAGGAGTTCGGCTGGAACAAGGGCTTCCAGCGGCACCCGCGGTGCGACTGCATCCACCTGCCGACCACGCTGATCGCCCGCAACCAGCACCGCGGCCGCGTCGGATCGGACGGCTTCACGCCGACCACCCGGCCAGGCAGTGGATCGCCCGGCTTCATCGACCCGCGCGCCTACTTCGACAGCCTCTCGCGCGCCGAGCAGGAGCGGGTGTTCGGCGAGGCCGGCGCCCGCGCGATCCGCCAGGGCGCGGACCTGTCGCAGATCGTCAACGCCCGGCGCGGCATGCAGACGATGACCGCCTACGGGCGCCGCGTGCTCGCCACGACCGAGGGCACCACCAGGCGCGGCGCGTTCTACCGGCTGGAGCGGGCCCGCACCGAGCAGCGCACCGGCACCCGCTTCGCCCGCGACCGGATCGAGGCGCGGCAGGGCCTGCCCCGCTTCGAGCTGCGCACGCCCCGGCTGATGCCGGAGGAGATCTACCGGCTTGCCCAGAGCCGGGACGAGGCCGTGCGGCTGCTGCGCCGTTTCGGCTACCTGCAATGACCCCCACGCGTGCGGCGCGACGCCGCGCGCTGAACCTCGAGGAGCGCGATGCTCAAGCACACCCGTAGCCGTCTGCTGGCCGCCGTCACCGGCGGGGCCGGCTGGGCTCACCCCTACACCGACCCGTTCACCTGCTACGCCGACGGCGGCGACTCCGGCGGCGGCCAGGGCGACGACGGTGCGGGGGACGGCGACGGGGACGCGGGGGACGACGGAGACGACTCCGGCGACGCGGACGACTCCGACGACGGCAAGGACGGCGAGCAGGACGACGCCGAGCTGGGCGAGAAGGGCGTCAAGGCCCTGCGCGAGCTGAGGCGGGAGAACCGCCGCCTGAAGGCCCAGCTGCGCGGCCAGGGCGACGGCGGCCGCTCCGGCCGCAAGACGTCCGCGAAGGACGGCGGCAAGGAGGGCGAGGACCAGGACGACGCCGAGTCCATCCGTGAGAAGGCCCGGGCCGAGGCCCGCGCCGAGGTGTGGAACGAGCGGGTCGAAGCGGCGGCGATCGCCGCGGCGGCCGGCCGCCTGGCCAACCCGACCCGGGTCGCCGCCCTGCTCCGCGAGGACCTCGCCGAGGTCCCCGAGGACGACAAGGGACGGCCCGACAAGTCGGTGATCAGCGAGCTGATCGACGAACTGCTGGAGTCCGACCCCTACCTGGCCGCGCCCGCGACGGGCGGCACCGGCCGGCGGTTCCAGGGCGACGCCGACGGCGGCGCCCGCAAGAAGACCCAGAAGGCCGCGGCCAGCCTCGACGAGGCCATCGCCGCGAAGTTCGCCGGGAAGACCGGCGGCTGAACCTAGGAGCCATCCATGCCCGTTACGCTCGCGCAGGCGAAGCTGAACGCGACGGACGACATCGACACCCAGGTGATCGACGAGTTCGCCAAGAACAACTTCATCCTGCAGAACCTCACCTTCGAGAACGTGGTGAACCAGGCCGGTGCCGGCGCCACCCTCACCTACGGCTACACCCGCCTGATCACGCAGGCCGACGCCGCGTTCCGCGCGATCAACAGCGAGTACACGCCGGCCGAGGTCACCAAGCAGCGCTACACCGTCGACCTCAAGCCCCTCGGTGGCTCGTTCCAGGTCGACCGCGTCCTGAACCGCATCGCCCGCGCGGCGGAGACCAGCCTGCAGATGCGGCAGAAGATCAAGGCAACCAACGCCAAGTTCAACGACGCCGTGATCAACGGCGACAGCGCGGTCGACGTCAACGGGTTCGACGGCCTGTCCAAGTCGCTGACGGCGTCCACCACGGAGATGGGCGTGGGCGTGTCCACCGACTGGCGCGGCGCCACGATCGGCGCCGACCTCGGCAAGGCCAACGACGCGCTCGACCTGCTGGACGCGTGGCTGGCGACGCTGGACGGCCAGCCGAACGCGATCCTCGGCAACATCGACTCCATCGCCCGGATCCGCTCCCTGGCCCGCCGCGCGGGCTACTACGACCGCGCCACCTCCAGCGACTTCGGCTCCCAGGTCGAGACCTACCGGGGCATCGCCCTGGTCGACCTCGGCAACAAGGCGGGCAGCAACAACCCGGTCATCCCGACCACCAACAAGACGGTCGCCACGGTCGCCGGCAACTACACCGACATTTACGCGGTCCGCTTCGGCCTGGACGGCTTCCACGGCGTGTCCATGGCCGACGCCCCGCTGGTGCAGACGTGGCTGCCCGACTTCTCCACCTCGGGCGCCGTCAAGACCGGCGAGGTCGAACTGGGCCCGGCCGCCGTGGTGCTCAAGGCCACCAAGAGCGCGGCCGTCCTCCGCAACCTGCTCGTGCGCTGATCGGAGACGACACTCATGGCACGCATCACCACACCCGTCCCCGGCTACAGCGGCCCCGGCCCGGCCGGGGTCATGTTCCAGGACGGTGTCGGCCACTCCGACAACGAGGCCGTCATCGACTACTGCCGCTCGGCCGGCTACGGCATCGACGGCGAACCGCCCGAGCGGGACACCCCCCAGGTGCCCGACCCGCGCGAGGTCACCGGGCCGGTGCAGCTCGGCGCCCCGGCCCGGGACGCCGCCGTCGACCCCCGCCCGGGCGACTTCCGCCCGCCCGTCAACGCCGGCGAGGCCAACCCGCACGGGCCCCAGGTGTACGCGCCGGGTCTGCCCGGCGGCGGCCACCAGCCCACCGCCCCGGCCGCCGAACCGGCCCCGTCCGGTACGAAGCAGGACGGCGACGAGGGCGGGCCGGACACCCCGCACCCTCCGCAGAGCGCGCCGGTGGCGGAGTGGCGGCAGTGGGTCATCGACACCCAGGTCGACAACGACCCTGCGGTGCACGCCGAGGTCGAGAAGATGACCAAGGCGGAGCTGATCAGAAAGTACGGAGGCTGAGGTGCCGCTGGGACCGTTCGCCACCCACGAAGATCTCCGCATCGGCTGGGAACTGACGGCGGCCGAGCAGTCCCAGGCGGACCGGCTGCTGATCGACGCCTCCAACCTCATCCGCATGACGGCCGGCTACCAGCAGATCAGCCGCGTCGACAACGACACCGTCACCCTGCGCGGCTCCGGCACCACCGTGCTGCGGCTGCCGCAGCGGCCCGTCCGGGACGTCACCGCCGTCGCCGGGCTGGCGTCGACGGCATGGACGTGGGACGGCGGTGAACGCCTCACCCGCCTCGACGGATACCTGTGGGACGGGCCCGTGACGGTCACCTATAGCCACGGTTTCAACACCGACGACGTCGCCTACCAGGTCGCCGTGTCCGTCGCGTGCGACGCGGTCAAGCGGATCCTGACCAACCCGGAGCTGGTCAAGCAGCGCAGCATCGACGACTACTCCGAGACCCTCGCCGACGCGCGCGCCTCGCTCCTCGCCGGCGAACAGGACACGATCCGGCAGGCGTTCGGCGTGAGCAGCTGGGGCGTGACCCCGTGAACGGCCTGGACGCCGTCCTCGCCCGCGGGCGGGCCGCCGCCGAGCGCCGCATGCGCGAGACGGTGCGGCTCTACCGCCAGGACGCGGACACCTTCGACCGGGTCACCGGCACCACCGTGCCCGGGCAGCCGCACGACCTGTACGAGGGCAAGGCGCAGGTCAAGCCCATCGCGCAGGCCTCCGGCGAGGACGTCCAGGCCGCCGAGCGTGAGGTGCGGCTGCTGGAGTACGAGGTGTCCCTGCCCTGGGGCACGCCGCTGCCTGACGGGGTGCGCATCCGGCCCGGCATGCGCATCGAGGTCCTCACCTCGCCCGACGCCCGCATGGCCGGCCTGGTCCTGTGGGTGACCGGCACCCAGTACGGCGACCAGGCCACCGCCTGGAGGATCACCACGGAGGACCGCACATGACGTCCGCCCGCTTTGACATGAGCGACGTGCGCCGCCTGGAGCGGCACCTGGCCCGCAGCATCCCCCGCATCCGGCGCGACGCCCGCGCGGTCACGATGCGCGGCGCCGTCAACATCAAGAACAACTGGCGGGCCAACGCCCGGCAGACCGCCGGGAAGCACGGCAAGCACTACCCGCGGGCCATCGGCTTCGACATCGCCCCCTACGGCCCCGACCTGACCATGGCCACCATCGGCCCCGACAAGGGCGGCCCCCAGGGTGCGCTGGGCAACCTGCTGGAGTACGGGTCGGTGAACAACCCGCCCCACAACGACGGCGGCCGGGCTTTGGCCACCGAGATGCCCGCGTTCCTGGCTCAGATGGAGCTGCTCGCAGCCCGCGGCCTGGCCTGGTGGTGAGCCCATGACCACAGCGACGCCGGACGTGCTGCCGCACGTGGACGCCGTCCAGGCCGCCCTCGAGGCGGCCGGCCTGACCGTGTACCTGGGCGGCACCCCTACGTCCGACGGGTGGACGGCCCCCGACAAGTACGCGGTCCTCTACCCCGACCCGGGCACGGCCGTGCGGGAGTCGCTGGCGGACGAGCGCACCGACTTCGAGTGCACCATGCAGGTCACCTGCGTCGGCAGCGACGTCGTGCGCGCGCTGTGGGTGGCAGCCCGGGTCCGCCGGGCCCTGTCCGCGCCCCTGGTCGTCCAGGGCCGCAACTGCTGGCTGCCGGAGGACCTGGGCGGGCCTCCCGTGAGCCGTGACGACGACGTGACCCCTCCCGCCTTCTTCGTGCCCGTGCAGTACCGGATCTGCTCAACCCCCGCCTGATGGAGGACTCATGGCAACCCTGAACACCCAGGCCATCTCGCTGGCCGGGCTCGCCCCCGCCTACGCCAACGCCGCAGGCGGCGGCGACAAGTGCCAGGTCGGCGACCG